GACTACACTGATGGCGCTGTTCGTATACCGATAAACTCAGCAAACCCGTAGGAGATAAATTATGGCAATAACATCGGCAGTTTGCACAAGTTTCAAAGTAGAACTTTTAAAAGGAGTTCACAATTTTACAGCTACAACTGGTAATACTTTCAAGATAGCTTTATACACTAGTTCCGCAACTTTAGGGGCTTCAACAACCGCATATTCAACTTCAAATGAAATTACTAACTCATCTGGAACAGCTTACACAGCTGCTGGTGCAACACTTACAAGTGTTACGCCGACATCAGATAGCACAACAGCTGTTTGTGATTTTAATGATGTAAGTTATACATCTGCATCTTTTACAGCTAATGGAGCACTAATATATAACGACTCTGCATCTGGTGATCCTGCATGTGCAGTGATTGCATTTGGTGGAGACAAAACTGTTTCAAGCGGAACTTTTACAATTCAATTCCCAACAGCGGACGCAACGAACGCGATCATAAGATTAGCATAAGGGGGTAACGACGGATGTCCGTTACTAGAACTTTTACAGTAACGGTAGTATCTACCGGCTCTGGCAATAAATATTTTATTGATGGAGTTCAAACACCTACCTTAGAATTAGTTGAAGGCGGAACTTTTAGATTTGACGTTTCTGATAGTTCCATGGGTTCTCACCCTTTTAAATTTTCAACAACAAGTGGTGGCACACATTCTGGTGGTAGTGAATACACCACAGGTGTGACCACAAGCGGTACAACTGGGCAATCTGGAGCGTATGTTCAAATTGAAGTAGCAGACTCTGCTCCAACTTTATATTATTATTGTCAATATCACTCAGGCATGGGTGGACAAGCAAATACACCCACTACTGATTTTTGGGGAGCAGGAAACTGGAGTGCTGGTCTTTGGGGAATAACGGAAGCATTTACATCAGGTTGGGGTGTTGACGCTTGGAATACAGGTGGATCATGGGGTCAAGTTAATGATGAAATAACAACTTTAACAGGTCAAAGCATAACTTCTTCAGTAGGTGATGTAATTGCATCTTCTGAACAAGGTTGGGGCAGAGATCAATGGGGAAAAGAACCTTGGGGAGAAAGTTTTAGTCCTGTTGTAGCTGTAGACGGAGTATCAATAACATCTTCAGTAGGTTCTTTATCAGCTTTTAATGAACAAGGTTGGGGTAGAGATACTTGGAATTTTGAAAGTTGGGGTTTTTCTGGTTTAACTGTAGAAGTAACTGCGCCTGACGCAATTACATCAAACTTAGGAGCCAATGGTTGGAGTAATGCAACTTATGGTGAGAACGGTTGGGGAATGTTTACACTTAACCCTGCTGATGTAGTAGGATTAACAGGAGTTTCTTCAACATCTGGAGTTGGTTCAACAACAATTACATTCTCACCTACAGTAACATTATCTGGATCTACTACAACTTCTTCTGTTGGATCAATAAGTATCGATGATATGGCAGTTGGTTTAACAGGCCAAGTGGCTACGTTGTCTGTTGGAACATTAGCATTTGATTTAACTTCTATTGTGGTGCCAACAGGTCAAGAAGCAACTACAAGTGTAGGTGATTTAATAGCAGGTATTGTAGAATTTGTACCAATAACAGGAGTTTCAACAACAGCGTCTGTGGGTTCAATAACTTTAGACCAAATGACAGTAAGTTTTGATGGTGTTTCTGCAACATTTAATGTAGGAACTTTAGTACCTGCTGATGTAATGGGATTAACAGGTGTTTCTGCAACCGCTTCTGTAGCAGCATTTGGTACTGCTTCAGGCTTTGGAATTCAAGCATATCAAGATGTTGACACTGGTTCAAATACAACATATACTGACGCTGCATAGGAGATAAAAAATGGCATCAACATATACGGGACTAGGGGTCGAACTTCAAGCAACTGGTGAAAACGCCGGAACATGGGGGACGAAAACTAATACAAACTTACAAATTTTAGAACAAGTATCAGGTGGATTTACACAACAAGCAGTATCTGATTCTGGAGATACAACTCTTTCAGTAACAGATGGTGGAACTGGTGCAACTCTTGCACACAGAATGATTGAATTTACTGGTTCACTTACATCAGGCAGAAATGTAACTATACCTATCGATGTTCAAACTTTTTACTTTTTAAAAAATTCAACAAGTGGTTCACAAAACGTAACATTTAAATATGTTTCAGGATCTGGTGACACTGTAGCTGTTGCGCCTTCATCAACTAAAATAGTATTTGCATCAGCTAATGATGGAACAAATCCAGATATTATTGACATTGGAATGGGTGATGTAACACTTACTGGAACACAAACTTTAACAAACAAAACTTTAACTTCACCTAAAATAGGAACATCTATTTTAGATACTAATGGAGCAGAATTAGCAAAAGTAACTGCTACTAGTTCAGCAGTTAACGAATTTACAATAGCAAATGCTGCAACAGGAAATGATCCGACATTATCAGCAACGGGTGATGATTCAAACATTGACATAGCTATTAAGCCAAAAGGAACTGGAGAAACAGTTGTTGGAACAGGAGCAGCGGATGCTACTGTTACATCTAGTGGGGCACATAATTTAATTTTAGATACAAACTCAGGAACTAACTCAGGTACGATTACAATTACTGATGGTGCAAATGGAAACATTGTTATTGCGCCAAACGGAAGTGGAGTAGCACAAGCAGTTGATGGTGGAGATAACACAGCAGCAATTAAAATTGCTGGTAAAGAATCTATTTGGGTTCCAGCGGTTGCTATGTATCCAAACACTACAGCTGGATGTGCAGCAATAGCACAAGTAGAGTTATCAAATGGTCCTGAAATTAAAACTTTAGATTTTGACAAAGACTCAGATGAAAATGCTCAGTTCGCTGTTGCGTTTCCTAAATCATGGAATGAAAGCACAGTAACTTTTCAAGCATTTTTTACAGCAGATTCAACAAACACAGGAACTGTATCTTGGGCATTGGCTGGTGTTTCTTGCGCAGACAATGATACTATTAACGTTGCCTTTGGAACAGCGGTTGCACCAACAGCAAAAGCACACAGTGGTACAGCAAACGATTTAGACGTTACAGCAGAAAGTGGAGCAGTCACAATAGCGGGATCTCCTAGTACGGATGAGGAAGTTTATTTCCAAATAACAAGAGACGTATCGGAAGATTCATTAACTGCCGATGCCAAACTATTAGGTGTTAAATTATTCTTCACTACTGATGCTGCTAACGACGCATAATAGGAGGAATACATGAGAGACTTTAAACTAGGAACTTTTCCGGAAAAGAAACCTAAATCAACACGACCAAAAACTAGAAGTTTTGGTTATCAAATATTAGGTTTTGGTTCTGGTGGCCCAACTTTTTCAGGTATTTGTGCTAGCGGTGGTAATAGCGAGGTTGAAGTAGGAATTTATAAAGTGCATGTATTTACAAGTAATGGCACTTTTACCGTTAACGCTACTGGTGATGACGACAATGATTTACAATATTTGGTTATTGGCGGAGGAGGAAGTGGATCGGGAGCTGGCGGAGGCGCGGGTGGATACAGAACGTCTGTTGACTCAAGTGCTGTTACTGCTAGTGCTCAAGGTTATCCAGTAGTTATTGGAGCTGGTGGAACTGCTAATCAAAGCCCAGGAACGGGTCCACATGGAAGTAATGGTTCTGCATCCTCTGCACTATCAATCTCCTCAGCAGGAGGTGGATTAGGGAGAGCGTTCGGTCCAGGATCTGGATTAGCCGGTGGAAACGGCGGATCTGGTGGAGGCGGAGGCGGATCTCCAGCTACAGGATCTGGTGGATCAGGAAATACTCCTCCAGTATCTCCTTCACAAGGAAACAATGGCGGATCAGCAGCCCATGGTCCTACATATAATAATATGGGATCAGGCGGAGGCGCAGGGTCAGCAGGTAATACACCTGCAAGATCACTTGGCGGCGCTGGAAGAGATTCACACACACCTATTTTTGGAACTGGACAACCTTATAACATAAATAATCAACCAAGATGCCCTGTTGCCCCAGGAGCAGCGACTAATTTTTTTGCTGGAGGTGGCGGAGGAGACAACCAACAACAAGCCTCTACTAACTCAGGCGGAGGAAATGGTGGTGGCGGAGATGGAAATGCTCAAGCGCCGGGCGGACAACCACACTCAACGAACGCTGCAGGAGTTACAAACTCTGGTGGTGGCGGAGGTGGAGAAATTGACGCTTATTGTAGAAATGGAAACGGAGGAAGTGGTTTAGTTTTAATAGCTTATAAAACTGCTGCTGCATAATTAATATGGCACACTTTGCAAAAATATCAGAAGAGAATGAAATTTTAGCTGTTATGGTTGTTGACAACAAAGATTGTCAAGATGAAAACGGAGATGAACAAGAATCACTTGGTCAAACGTTTTTAGAGACTAACAATAATTGGCCTGCACATTTATGGATTAAAACTTCTTATTGGACGTATGAAAATAAACATATGAACGGAGGCACTCCGTTTAGAGGTAATTTTGCTAGTTTAGGAGGATCATGGGATTCTGTTAATCAAATATTTTGGGCACCTCAACCACACGCTAGTTGGACAAAAAATAATTCAACAGCAGCATGGGATTCACCTATTACAAAACCCTCTTTAACTTCAGAACAACAATCTCAAGTAGACGCAGGCACACATACTCATGTTTATGTGTGGAACGAAGATGCCTATCAAGCTGATAATAACACAGGTTGGGATTTAGTTAGTTATTCAAAACAATAAAAAACTTGAATTCATAATAAATATTGATATACTTCTTTTAAAATGAAAGAAGAAGAATGAATATAGCAGTTCTTGGTACAGGTACAGTTGGTGTAATGTCAGTGTTACATTTTTTAAAATATATGCCAAATGCAAAAGTAGATTGTATTTTTAATCCTAAAAAAGATATTCTTGGTATTGGAGAAAGCAGTAATACTCAATTACCATACTTATTGTGGGAGAGTGTTGATTATAATACTTTTGGTGATTCTAAAGAATTAGACTCAACAATTAAGTTTGGAGTGTTATATAAAAATTGGAGAAAAAATGATTTTATAAGTCCTATACTACCTAATTATTATGCAATGCATTTTAATAATTTTAATTTATCAAACTCAATGTTTGAAAGAGCAAAAAATAAATACGGAAAAAGATTTAAAGTTATTCACGAAAATGTAAAAAATTATCAACAAACAGAAAAAAATGTAAAAGTTTTTTTTGATAAAAATAATAAAACATATGATTACGTAATTGATTGTAGAGGATATCCTGAAGATTATTCAGATTATCATATTTGTAAACCTCTTCTTTTAAATCGTTGTTTTGTAAACATAATTAAAAAACCTGGGGATTGGGCTTATACATATCATCAAGCACACGAAAATGGTTGGATGTTTGGTATACCTTTAACAACTAGACAAGGTTGGGGTTACTTATTCAACGATAAAATTACCACTGAAGAAGAAGCTGTTAAAAATATTAATAAAATATTTAAATCAAACCTAGAAAAAAAAGATTTACGAGATTTTAAATTTAAAGCATATAGAGCAAAAAAATTTTTAAATCATAGAGTAATTAGAAATGGTAACAGGGCTATATTTTATGAACCTATGGAGGCTTTGTCAGGTAGTTACTATGATAATGTTAATAGATTTTTTTATGATTACATAAACAATAACATGACAGAAGAAGGTGTTAACGATATTTTAAATTTAAAAGCAAAACAATATGAAAATTTTATTTGTTACATGTACTCTAATGGTTCAATTTATCAAACTGACTTTTGGAAAAAAGTTAAACATTTAAGTAATGAACATTTAGATATAAATAAAAATATGGAATGGAAAGACACTCTTTCTCAAATAGCCATAAACGAAGAAGCTTTGTATTTTACCTGGCCCTTCTATCTTAAATCTTGGAATTGTTTAATGAAAGGTTTTAAAAATGATTAATAAAAAAATACTATCTCAAATTGATTTATATTATGGCTCAATTGATATGCCAGAATTTTTTGAAATAGATAGAGAAAATATTTTTTACAATATATTAAAACATCAAACAAAAAATTTAAAAGGGGTTCCGTTTACTAGAGAATGGGATAAGATTGTAACTTATATTAAAGAATTTGCACAACTAAAACACAATTTGATAATTGTTGAAAAAGATGTTTTAAGTGATGTTTATTTCCCTGGACAACAATCAGAATCTCTTTTGCAAGTAAACCCAGTAGATTTAAAACACGCTCCTGATTATGTAATGCTATACGGTGTTAATATTGCTAAAGATTCTTGCAATGTTTATATTGAATATGATGATAATAGAAGAAAAGGTAGGTCTTGGATTATACCTTTAAACAATAACGATTTTGTAATGTTTCCCTCAACTCAAAGATATCACATTACAAAAAATACTTCTCAACAATTAAACTCTATTTTAACGGTAACTTATGAACTTGCATAATTATTATTGGTATTTTAAATCAGCTTTAACACCTCGTTTTTGTAAGGAAGTAATTCAACACGGTCTTGCCCAAAAAGAAAATTTAGCTTTTACAGGGGTATTGGGTGATATAAAAAATAGATCTTTGACAAAAAAAGAAATAAAAGATTTAAAGAAAAAAAGAGATTCAAACGTTTCTTGGTTAAATGATAATTGGATATACAGAGAAATACATCCCTATATTCACGAGGCTAATAAAAATGCGGGTTGGAACTTTGAGTGGAGTAGATCTGAACCTTGTCAATTTACAAAATATAAATTAAATCAATATTATGATTGGCACTGTGATAGTTGGGATAAACCTTATAATAGACCTAATGAATTAGAACATGGTAAAATAAGAAAACTTTCTATGACTTGTCAATTGACAGATGGTTCAGAGTATAGTGGTGGAGAACTTGAGTTTCAATTTAGAAATCATGACAATCCAAAAGAAATTAGAAAATGCACTGAGATTTTACCACAGGGGTCTATAATTGTATTTCCATCTTTTGTATGGCATAGAGTAAAACCAGTTAGGAAAGGAACAAGGTATAGTTTAGTTGTTTGGAGTTTGGGACAACCTTATATATAAAATGGAAAAATTAGATTGCTTTTCAACACGCATTTGGCATGGTCAAAAACCAGAGTTTGTAAAAAATTTAAACAACGTCTCTAATAAATATATAAAAGAGGCTAAACAGTTTGATAAAAATAAAAAGTATAGAAAAAAATATGGTGAGTTTGGAATTTCATATCACTCTAAAAACTTAGTAAAAGAAGAGCAATTTTTTTCTTTTAGAGACTATGTTGGAAACATGTCTGTTAATTATTTATACGATCAAGGTATAGACACAAATAAATATATTTATGTAATGACAGAATTATGGGTTCAAGAGTTTGGTAAAAAGGGAGGACATCACTCTGCACACATACATGGTAATCAACATATATCTGGATTTTATTTTTTAAAGTGTGGACCTAACACTTCTTATCCAATTTTTTATGATCCAAGAACTGGGGCTAGGGCAACAAAATTAGAATCAAGACCACATACTAGTGAACAAATTTATCAAAATGATGATTTAATAAATTTTAAACCTATGCCTGGATCCCTATTACTTTTTCCAGGATACTTAGAACACGAGTTTGTTTTAGACCATGGTATTAAACCTTTTAGATTTATACACTTTAATATTCAAGCTGTGCCATCAGAGGTTTTACAAAAATGAGTTTATTAAAAAATAAATACATCGTAATAAAAAAAGTAATTAATAAAGATTTGTCTGATTTTTGTTACAATTATTTAAGAGTTAAAAAACAAGTTTATGATACTTGCATAAAAAATAGATACATCTCCCCGTTTGAAGAAGTGTTAGGTAAATATGAAACAGACGAACAGCAAGTTGCTAACACATACTCCACTTATGGAGACATAGCAATGGACACTTTAATGTTAAAAATACAACCAATCATGGAGCAAAAAACAAAATTAAAATTAACCCCTGCATACACTTATGCAAGAGTTTATAAAAAAGGTGATGTTTTAAAAAGACACAAAGATAGATTTAGTTGTGAGATATCAACCACTTTAAATTTAGGTGGGGATAATTGGCCTATATATATTGAACCTTCTGGTAAAGAAAATAAAAAAGGAGTTAAGGTTAATTTAAAACCTGGAGATATGTTAATTTATTTAGGGTGCGAATTAGAACATTGGAGAGAACCATTTGAAGGAGATGAGTGTGTTCAAGTGTTTTTACACTACAACAATGTAAAAACAAAAGGAGCACAAGAAAATATGTTTGATGGAAGAATGCACATAGGTTTACCTGGATGGTTTAAAAATAATGGAAAATAAATACACTTACTGGTATTGGGATAAATTTTTTAATACAAAAGACCTAAAAGAAATAAATAAAATTTGTGATAATAATTTAATTAAAAGTATCGATAGACCAGCCAACACTACCAAAACGTCTATTGTTAAATTTTGTGAATGGAGAAATATTAAGAGTAAATTAAATGACTTATATGAAAAAATTAAATTAACTAATGCAGAAAGATTTGGTTATGTATTATATGATTTAAATGATTTTGATCACATAAATATAAATTCATATTTTGAAGCAAACAAAGGACAGTATGACTGGCACTCTGATGGATCAAAAAGTCATGTTTTTGATGTTAAATTTACTGTAATTATTAATACATCTTTAAATAAATATAACGGTGGTAAGTTTTATCTTTTTGATAATGGTCCTAAACACATAGAGATATTAGACAACCCAGGTAGTGTTTTAATGTTTAAATCTTATATAAATCATAAGGTAGATCCCGTTGTTAAGGGCACTAGAGATTCAATAGCTATCTTCGTAAAAGGGCCTAGATTCATATAATATAAGGCTACAAAAATACAAAAAATCTTATATAGTGGTAAATTATGCTACAAAAAATAGGTTTTCAGCCAGGTATAAATAAACAAGTTTCAGAAACCACAGCAGAAGGACAGTGGGTGGACTGTGATAATGTTAGATTTAGGTATGGAACACCTGAAAAAATAGGTGGTTGGAATCAATTAGGTAACGTTAATGAAAACGAATTAACTGGTGCAGGTCGTGGACTTCATCATTATGTTAATAGTTTAGGTAGAAGATACGCAATTATTGGTACAAACAGAATTTTATATGCATACTCTGGTGGTGTGTTTTATGACATACATCCCATTAAATCTACAACAACGCTTACGAGTGCATTTACCACGACTAACGGATCACCAACCGTTACAATAACTTTTTCTACTGGTCATGGTATTAACCCTCAAGACATAATCTTGTTAGATAATTTTACTACAATTACGGGGTCTAACTTTGGAGCTAGTGATTTTGATAATAAAAAATTTATGGTAACTTCTGTTCCCACAACAGAGACAATAACAATTACTATGCCATCAAATGAAACTGGATCTGGTGCAACTACATCTGGTGGTATTAGAGTTCAACATTACTACACTGTGGGTTCAGCCGTGCAAGAAAAAGGTTTTGGTTGGGGTCTTGGATCTTATGGTGGAGAGGCATCGTCTGCTGTAACTACAACTTTGAACGGAGCACTATTAGATGATACAGCAGGAACAGGTGGTTCTGGAACTTCTATTGTTTTAGCTGATGCAACACAATTTCCAAGCACAGGAACTAATTTTATAAAAGTAGGAACAGAAGAAATATCTTACACAGGAGTTACAGGCGGAACTACATTAACAGGTATTACAAGAGCTGTTAGAGGAACAACAAGAGCTGCACATAGTGATGGTGCAACTGTAACTAATACCACGGACTTTGTTGCTTGGGGTGAAGCAGCATCAGGTGACTTAGTATTAGAACCGGGTATGTGGTCACTAGATAATTTTGGTGACAAAGCAATTTGTTTAATTCATGATAGCGCTGTATTTGAATGGGACTCTAGTTTATCAAATGCAACAGAGACAAGAGCAAATATTATATCTGGTGCACCGACTGCATCAAGACACATGGTTGTATCAACACCGGATCGTCACTTAGTATTTTTTGGAACAGAAACAACAATAGGAAATACAGCAACACAAGATGACATGTTTATTAGATTCTCTGATCAAGAGGATATAAACACCTATACACCAACAGCAACCAACACTGCTGGTACACAAAGACTAGCTGACGGATCACAAATTAGAGGTGCTATCAGAGGTAGAGATGCAATCTATGTTTGGACTGACACCGCTTTATTTACACAACGATTTGTTGGTCAACCTTTTACATTTGCCTTTTCACAAGTTGGAACTAACTGTGGACTCGCAGGACAAAACGCATGTGTAGAAGTTGATGGTGCTGCATACTGGATGTCAGAGAATGGTTTTTTTAGATATGCCGGTAAACTAGAATCGCTACCATGTTTAGTAGAAGATCACGTTTACGATGATATAAATATAGAGTCTGGTAACCAAATGATATCTGCTGGATTAAATAATTTGTTTGGTGAAGTTATGTGGTTTTATCCTAGCTCAACATCCTCTGTTGTAAACAAAATGGTTTCTTATAATTATTTTGATTCATCACCACAAAGACCTGTTTGGACTATTGGTACACTTGCTAGAACGATGTGGCAAGATTCAGCAGTATTTAGTTTACCACATGCTTTAGAGTATGATGCTAGCACTGATACATCTTTTGATGTAGTTGGAAATACTGAAGGTAGAACAGCATACTATGAACATGAAACAGGAACAGATCAAAACAAAAATGGTACAATCACAGCCATAACAGCAAACATATCGTCAGGAGATTTTGATATTACACAAGCAAGAGCACAAGGAACTGGACAGGTAACAGGTGTTGCAACGTTTAGAGGTGATGGAGAATTTTTAATGAAGATAAGAAGATTTATACCTGACTTTATATCACAAACAGGTAACACACAAATTACATTAGAAACGAGAAATTTTCCAAATGATACAAAAGCTAGCTCTGCATTAGGACCTTTTACGGTTACATCTTCTACACAAAAAATAGATACACGTGCAAGAGCAAGAGCCATATCTTTAAAAATAGCAAACACAGGTGCATCTCAAAGTTGGAAGTTAGGAACTTTTAGATTAGACACACAACCAGATGGACGTAGATAATGGCTAAGATAGTACAAGTGTTAACAAGACCATCACAACAATATGATTATACTGTTGCTGAGGCACAAACAAGAGATATAGATGGTATTATAGTAAAACTAAATACTACATATCAACAAGAACTTAAGGATGAGGTAGAAGCTCAAAACTTCTTTTTAAATTAATGGCTAATAGTT